CCCTTTCACTCACATACCCTATTTCCACTCCATCACTCCACCACTATTCACACACATATACTTCACACACACTTAACACACATTTTACACAAAATATACATAAATATTTTTTCTTAATAATCTATATAAAACAATAAAAAAATGGGATGCGAATCTATCATCAAACTCTTCTTTCACATGTCTAATACTGTAAAATTATACCATTGGCAAACTACCAGTTTTGCAAGACATAAAGCAACTTGTGATCTCTTTAATGCATTACAACCACTCATTGATGAATTCATTGAAGTATATATGGGAAGATATAAAAGACCAAAGTTCTCTGGTGGCGGTTTTAAACTTAATATACTAGAACTTTCCGATGAAAAAGCTGACGATATCATCAATGAATACATTAATTATCTCAAAAATGAACTTCCAACACAATTAAACGAAAATGACACTGACTTGTTGAATATCCGAGATGAAATGCTCTCTAATCTTAACAAAATACTCTATTTATTTACATTACAATGATTTCCAAGTAATTTAAAAATAACGAAATAGTAAACAATACTAAAAATGTCACTTGACACTTATACTTGCGATGTAGAAAGATTACTTACTGACTCTTCTATTATATCTTATTTCACATCTACTAACAAAAATATTATACATTTTATCAAAACTTATATAGAAGTTGACAAAATACTCGACTCAAAATCATCTGATAATAATTTATTGTATCATAAACTAGATGAAATCAAAAATACTTTAACTCATCAAAATAATCAAATCAATACACTAACATCAAATAATTCATTACTACAACAAAAATTAGAAAATATAAAAGACACAACCAATAATGAACTCAAATCTCTATTTAACGATTTACAAAAACAAATTCAATACAATACTAATAATCTTGAAATTAAAACCATATTCGAAAACTTCCGAGAACGTATCGAAATACTCAACACTCAAAAATTAAACGATATAGATAGAAAAAATCTCGAAATTCTCACAAATATACAAAATACATTCGAAAAATCACTCGATTCACACCAAATTAGTAATAAAATTAACACCATCGAAAACACTTTATCTTCTATTAATGAAAATTTCTCTAATAATTCCTCCAAAAAAGGCCAAGTTGCAGAAACCGTATTACTCAATATCCTCACAGAAACATTCCCAGATACTGAAGTTTTAGATACTTCACATAATCCTAATTCTGGTGATATACAATTAATCAAAGAAAATAAACCAACAATACTTATCGATTCTAAAAATTTTGGAAGCAAAACTGTACCTAAAAGAGATCTTGACAAATTTTATAATGATATACAACAAAATAACTGCTCTGGTATTCTCTGTAATGCATTTGGAGGCATTGCAAATAAACAACATTTCGAAATCGATATTGTTGATAAAAATATTATTGTCTTTATACATTCACACCAATTTGACTCCACTATTTTCAGATTAGCCACTAATATCATTTATAATATGCATCAAGAACTAAAAGATAAACAAACAGACTCCATCATACTTGATCAAAGATTATATCAAAATATTAAAATTGAATACAATTATTATATACAAACATTTAGACACCATCTTGATATTATTAAATCAAATGTCAACTCTCTCTCACAACTCAGTTTCACATTACTTGATAACTTTTTTAAACGTAAAGCAACCAACGTAGAACTTAAACAATTTAGTTGTCATATTTGTTCTGCTCAATTGTCAACCGAAAAAATTTTAAAAACACATTTGAAAAAACAACATCCAAATATATTACCACCACCTAACACCACACCACTCATCAGTTCTGCCATACCAACACCAAGAGGAAGACCTAAAAAAGAAAAAAATACAGAAGAAAATAACACACAATTACCTAACAATAACGAAAATACTAATGGAAACATATCCGAATCTAACGATGATACAACAACATAACCAATCCATTTATAATATTTAATTAATATAAATGAATCTTCTTTACAACACACCTGAATATGCCAACTGAGCTACAATAGAATCTGTTGAAGCTGTTGTATATGTACTAGAATCGCTTGAACTAGAACTACTTGAACTAGAACTACTTGAACTAGAACTACTTGAACTAGAACTACTCGAACTAGAACTGCTTGAACTAGAACTACTGCTTGAACTAGAACTACTTGAACTAGAAGAATCTGTGCTGCTTGATGAACTACTTGAACTAGAAGAATCTGTACTGCTTGATGAACTACTTGAATATGATCTCTGACGAGGTGCAATTTGAAGCATTATATTTGTATTGGAAGGCTGAATTGATTGTTGTATCTCATCATTCGTACCTTGCAATTGCCCTTGTAATTGACCCTGTATCTGGTCTTGCAATTGACTTTGTGTATTCGTATTAACATTTGTTTGCGACATTTTTTATACTATATATCAAGAAAATAAATTTTCGTAATTCGTATGTTTTTTATAAAAAATACCCTTTTTATCTTTTTCGTCCAATGTATTTTCGTTCTTTATTTTTTTATTTTCTATTTTGATTTATTATTATGTATTATACAGTCGATACTGTAAAAAAATTGTATATAGGTGAAATTTGCGATGATAAATTAGACAATAGTACTAAAAACGTTTTATTTCATATAGTAAAATCAATTGAAGATGCCTATAATAAAAAATCAAAAATTGATCCTCTCACTACAGATGGTAGTAATTTATTAGAACATAAGGGAATGACAGGAACAAAAACTAGACATCTATATAATAATTTATGCTCAATGGAAAATGTTAGATACTTGGAAATAGGAACTTGGTATGGAAGTTCATCTATTAGTGCAATTTATAAAAACAATATCAATGCAACTTTTATTGATAACTGGTCACAATTTGGAGGAGATTCTAATATATTTAATAATATTATATCTAAATATACCACACACCCTGCAACATATCGTTTAATTGAATCTGATTGTTGGAAAATTGATACTAGTACACTAGGAACTTTTAATGTATATCTTTACGATGGAGGACACACAGAAGAAGACCATTATAAATCATTGACTTATTATATTCATAATCTTACCGATTTATTTATTTTCTTAGTAGATGATTATAATTGGCCAGAAGTTAGAGATGGTACTCTTCGAGCAATCAATGATCTAAAACTAGAAATTATTTTCAGACACGAATTGTTTGTTAGCCCAGAAGATAGTGAAGATATGCCTAATCATTATGGTAAACATACTTGGTGGAATGGATGTGGAATCTTTCTACTCAAAAAAACACCTCTTTAAAAGATTTTAGTAAATCATTTATTAAAAATCAAAATCAATGTCATCAATGTTAATTTCAACATCATCATCAATCAAATCTAATTCAATATCAATCATTTCATCCCTGTCATCTACATTTCTCGATAAACTTATTTCATTTTCATCAATTCTTAATTCATCTATTTCTTCTTTTGAAATTTCACTTGTATTTTCTTCTTGTCTTTCATCCAATTCCGATTCTTTTTCAATTTCATTAAATTGATTAATCTTTAACTCAATGAAATTTAATAAATATCTTTGTTCATCTGTGTTTTTCTCCATTCCTGCAAGGTACCATTCGCATTCTTTAAAATCATCAAAATCATTATCATCATTTAACCAATTGTAAATTGAAAATATTTTTGATCCAATCATCAGTTTCCATTCGTATTGATACTCTTTTTCATTTGGAAAAAATATTGGTTTCCCAAAACATTTTTCTAACTCCAAAGTATTAAAAGTCAATGTCTTTAAATATTCAATATCAGATGTATCCAATTTTTCATCTACAATTACATCAAATTTTTTTTCTTCTTTTTGTTCCTTTTTTTGTTTTTTTTCTTCTTTTTGTTCCTTTTTTTCTTCTTTTTGTTCCTTTTTTTCTTCTTTTTTTTGTTTTTTGTTTACATTTTTACTTTCTTTAGTAATTGAAGTTTTTCTCTTTTTACATTCGCGAAATTGCTTTGCTAACAATTTCACATCTGTAATTTCTTCACCATCTTTGCATAAAAGATAGTTTTTCATTGTAAACTTTATAAAAGTTTCCAACTTATTGCGAGATGGTTCTTCATAACCAGTTGTTTCAACATCTTTCCAAGATACTTGACTACCACCTTTTTCAAGTAACTTGTATTCAGTAGATGGAAACCAGTTTACAAAACGTTCGTATTCAGATACAAATCTTTCACTCCAAGTATTCATTGTTATTTATAATTTACATAAATTGCAAAAAAATTCAATTTTTTATTTTTTTACAAACTTATTTTACTAATATAATATAATAGAACTATGTCACATTCTAAAGATATTATTTATACATTTGGAGGTGTCAGAGTTAAATCATTTATAGATAATAACTCTGCACGTATTGTAAATGTAGGTAACCCATTAAACCCACAGGATGTTGCTACAAAAAAATATGTAGATGATAATATTAATGGAACCGTTACTCAAAATGAAATATACGCCGGCACTGGTCTAACAAAAACAACTGATACAAGTGGAACCACACTTAGTGTAAATTCTAGTCTAACACACGTAACTGCTATAGGAAACATCAATACTGGTTCCTGGTCAGCTAACACAATAAATGTACCATATGGAGGCACTGGTAAAGTAAGTTTCCCATCTAATCAACTCGTTATGGGTGATGGTACAAACCCACTCGTTTCTATCTCTGATCTAACATTCTTGTCAAATACATTTAATTCTAATGCACCAATAAACATCACTAATACTAAAACATCATTAGGTCTAGGATCTGGAGGCAGTCTTACTGTATTAGGAGGTGCATCTATATCACAAGATCTTTGGTCAAATAATATTTATGTAGCAAACAATGTTACTGTCCAAAATAATATGACTGTCGGTAATATCGTTATCAATGGATCATCTTCTTTTGTATCTATTTCAGCAACTAATTCATCGTATACAAACTCTACAACAGTTAACCTCTTTACTACTAATATTACATCCAATAATATTAAAACAACAAATCTAACTACTACTAATCTTATATCCACAAACATTACAAATTCTAACATAAATACAAATAATATATCATCATCTTCACTCGTCGCATCTAATAATATAACAACAACACACCTTTCAACCACTAATATAACAACATCCACTTTAATATCACCACAAATTAAATCTACAAACATATCTACAACTAATGTCATATTAACTAGTTTCACAGCTTCATCTGGTATATTATCAAATCTTCACATAACCACTAATTTAACAGCACCATCTATTTCAACTAATACAATCTCATCTATTTATACAAATTCATCATATGCATCCATTTCCTCCATTTCTACAGATAGTTTAGTCGTATCAAATTCAGCACTTTCCAATATTACTACAACTAATATTCTTAATACAAATATAACAACATCTAATATCCTATCAACACACATTCAAACTACAAATATCACATCAACAAATATTAACACATCTAATATAACAACTACTAATTTACAAACATCTAATGTCACATCAAATAATCTTATATCAACTAATTTTACAACTACTAATGTTGTCACTACCAATATCTCCACATCTAATATATCAACATCAAATATTAACACAACTAATATAACATCAAATCATCTTCTCAACACAAATATAACAAATACAAACTTTTTAACACAAAATATTAGTTCAGCAACTTTACGTATATCTGGAATAAGTATACAAACCACTATTAATTCTAGCAATCTTAGTACTGGTAATCTATCAGTCAGTAACACAACAAACTTGCAAAATACAACAATGACCAATATTACCGCAAATAACTTGATAATGTCAAATACAACTGTACCAAATATTATCAATACAAATTTACTTAATTCTAACATTACAACTTCTAACATTATTACTACTAACGTTACAACATCTAACCTATCCGTTCTAAATAACACAATTTTAGGAACCGTTTCTAGTAGCAATTTAAGTACTGGAAATATACATTCTAGTTCCTTATCATCACTCAATTTTGTTACTGCTACTTCCATCACATCAAACAATCTAATCGTATCCACAACTAGTATTTTAGGAACTGTTAATAGTAGTAATCTTAGCACTGGTATACTACATTGTAGTAATAGCTTAACTGTACCATTGTTATCTAATACAACACAAACTACTACTAATCTATTAGCAACACACGTACGATCTACAAATATATCAACTACTAATCTACAAATTTCAGGTATCGCTATCTTTGGAACTGTTAATAGCAACAATATCAGTACAGGATCACTTTCTGTAATAGGAGGCTCCACCCTACATAATATAATAGCCACTAGTATAACAGTACCTAATATAAACACTACATCTATAACTGCATCTAATCTCGTATTAAACAATATTAGTATTTCTAATAAATTAGACATTGGTTCAGATTTCTCTAGTTCATCATTTACCACTTCTGGTAATATATTACATATATACCCACATATTTTTACAGACACCTCATCTCCCACTAGTACAATTTTACCTTTTTGGACAACTCATTGGTTCTCTAAATCTACTTTGTCCGCAACAAATACTATAACTACACAAAAAACGTGTAATATATATTTAGAAGGTGCACCAGAACAAGGAATTAATCAAACATTGGAAAAAACAGCTGCTCTTGCTATAGGATACGTAAATAACGAAACTGGAGGAAACCTTTCTGGACAAATCATATTAGAACGTAATGATGGCAATTGGTATGGATCTATTTATACTGAATCTACAACAAATAAAATTGTTATTGCAAATACAAGTTTAGCTGGAGGAGGAGGTATAGGTCTATATACTTATAAAGGAACAAAAATAACATTTTCAGATATTCCTAATACCGACAATATCACTCCCACAAACTTTATAGAATTTTCTAATAATATAACCACATTCTATTCCACAACTGATTCTATTGACATATCATCTGGAAGTCTTGTATTACAAGGAGGTCTAGCTGTTTCTAAAAATATTACTTGTGATTCTATCACACCCTCACAAATTAATTCTAGTATTACAACACTTCAAGATGTCGATACTAATATGATACCTAATAATGGAGATTCACTTGTTTGGGATGGATCAATGTGGACATCTACTACTATATCTGGATCACCAGGATCAGGTCCCTCTTCTGTTGATATTTATCCAATGTCACTTGTATTACCCGTAATGACTTCAAATGGTCCTGTAAGCGGAAATGACGGTGATTATTATGTCTATGCTAGTTCAGAATATGACTCAACATATGCCGCCTATAAATGTATGAGCAATCTCACAAACCCTACTGATTGGGCAACTCTTAATGAAAATACAAATTTTTGGATCACTATTCAATTACCCGCATCACAAAATGTACGTTATATTTTATTGGAAGGACGTATAAATAACGAAGATCCATTATTCATAACTATACAAGGAAGTAATGATAATATCACATTTGATACCATATATGATAATCAAGTTTTTTCAGCCTTGAATTACAGTGGATATTTTGCAGCACAAATACCTGAAAATAAAAAAGATTATCTCTATTATAAATTCCTATTCCCTAGTGGATCTGGAGCAAACCCCGGTTTAAATATGATTAGATTGTTCAAATATGACACTATTACATATTCACAAGGTATTCTCGATAATTCCTCATTACAAGGAAATGGTCTTTTTAATTCTGCTATTAACAATGGTAGATGGCCTATGGCTTTCAATTTGACAACCACATCTACCGTCAATATTAGAGCACAAATCACTTGTACCACATCATCAAGCTATGTATTAAAAAAAATCGTAATGTATATAGACGGAACTCCTTTTGATAATCAAGGTTCATCTTTTATTAAACAAACTGTACATCAAAATTTACACATCGCACTACAAACTATAGAGTGGACTGGTTCTTTACCATCTGGTATACATACACTATCTTTCTTCGTAGACGGAGGTTCCGGTATCGTTTTTGATACAAATGATACTATAAAAGTATATGTATTAAAATACTAAAAACTATATAAAAAGAGTATAAAAAGAGATATAAAAAGAAAAAGAGTATAAAAATCATTAAAAATTATATATTAAACTTATTAATATAAAATTACAAACCATTACAAATCTAAACAATCGTAACACTCATCTTCGTAACTACACGTACTATAACTATCATATTTATCAAAATTATCATATAAATAAATGTCATTATACACGTCAATGTCATCTATATCTATATCACTTGTGTCATCTATATCACCTATAACCATTTCTTTGCTTTCTTCAATACTTTCATCTTCGCTTTCTTCAATACTTTCATCAATACTTTCATCAATACTTTCTTCAATACTTTCATCAATACTTTCATCAATACTTTCTTCAATACTTTTATCAATACTTTCTTCAATACTTTCTTCAATACTTTCTTCAATACTTTCTTTATGTTCTTCTTTTGGAAGATAAAACACAATACAACTATCACTATTTTTCTTATTAGAAAAATGTGCAATTTTGTTTTTTTTATCAATTAAATCATTTGATAATTCTTCACATACGTCACTATATTTTTCCAAATAACTGTTTTTTGCAAAATATATAGCTTCAGTGTGTTTATCAAACATTCTCATTTCTGTAACTTTTTCGTTCTCGTAAAATGATACCAAATACATTAAACATTTATGTTTTCAAAATAAATTCAATTTATTATTTTTATCAAAGTTTATTCAAAATATGCTTGTTTTCAATTAAACTCTTTTTTATGTCAAACAAAGCATCGTTTACCTTTTCAATATCTGATTTAAACGTTTTTGTTTCTATAGGGTTTTTATAATAAAAGTTATAACATTCTATTGCCTCACATAATACACCTAAAAACTCTCCTATTACCTTTTTATCATTTATGGAACATCCTATATACCACACTTTTGTATCCAATAATCTATTCTTATTATTCCAATCATATATACTCATCACAACATCCGATGTTGTGTGTTTTAATTTCCATTCATACTTACATTTACCAGACTTGTATACACAAGGCAATTGCATAAACATAGACCATATCTGGTAAAAATTTAAATGTATTTTCGCAACAAAACATTGATGATTTGTATCTAAATCATTATCTATATAAAATTTACATTGGATTTCTTCTTTATCTTTTTCTCTTTTATTTTCATTTATATCCATATTTGAAAAATCTGTTACAACATCCATTTCGTTTACTAAACTCATCTAAATAATACACTTTAATAATTTATTTCAATTTTTTACATTTAATACATTTAATAATTCTGTCTTGAAATTGTTATAAATATTCATCTTATCTGTATCACTTGCTACGTGCCAATAAATTTCCTTTTCATCATAAAATCTACCATTTTCATCTTTATAATCATACAAACTAAACCTGTTTTTACCAAATACAAATTTATATTCGTATCTATAATTATCACTTTCATTTCCAGTACAAATATATTCACCAAATACACTTTTCAAATCTCGAGTCGTAATAGTATCTAATGACCCAACATAAAACGTATCTTTTGTATCTACATTCGTATCCAATTCTAATTTTGATTTACAACAATCATCCTCTTTTTTATAACTATTACATTTATATCGTTTATACAACGAATATACATTCTCCGCATCACACAACGATAATCTTTCACCAAAAGTATTACCTTTTGGATCAAACGTAGAAATGTTATAACATCGAAATTTTTCAATTATCTGTTTTAAGAAATTAATCATATCCACATCTTTGTTTTTATATTTTTTTATATCAATTTCACGTTTTACAATTTCAATGTCATCTATCGTATTAGATTCATCCAAATCAGCCAAAGGATGAAATACAAAATATTTCTCCAATATATAAGTCAAAAACTTTTCAACTTCCATTATAAATCATTTCTAAAATTTTTTATTCAATTTTTATTAAATAAAACATTTAATCATCCTTTAATATTTTCTCAATATTTCTCCTCCTTACATTTACATAAATTATCATTGATACTATACCTAAAAATAATATACTACATACAACTATTATTAGTATAAAATCAAATAATACATACCCTAGTCTTATACTATTACATATATTGTATACAATTCCACTAATTATTATCATATTCCATATGATCGGAACTACTATATCTATTGAAATTGTAAAACTATCTGATAATTTTCTTGGAGATGTTCCCCACGAATTATCATTTATATTTATCAATGCCCATAATTTTGCAGGAAATACTGTACTAACATATACAAATACATATAAAAAATAAAACAAGTTTTCATTCTTTCCACTTGTAACCTTACCATAAAAAGATTTTACTATTCCTAATGTTAAAACCACTGCAGAATAAAATCCCAATTCAAATATAGTTTTATACCATAAAATATATAACAAATAAGACATTACAATATAAGGATATAACAATACATATACTAAATCAACTGTCATAAATAAAGAATGTTTATCTAATATCCTCATACTCCAAAAAAATTCTCGAAAAGCAGATTTGTTCCATCTTGTTTGTTGTTTAAAAAATCTATATAAACTACTAGGTGTCTCTGTTTCTGCATATGCCGACGAAACATACACTACATTCTTTTCTAATTCCAAAATCTTGTTAGTTAAATGTCTATCATCACCATATGTACATAATTTACCCAAAAACTTTTGATTAGACCAATCATCTATTATTTTTTCTAAATCACTTATTCTATACATACCTATAGGACCAGATACACACAATACACTACCTGTAAAAGATTGATATGCCCTTTCAACATTAAACGCATACCAATATCTAATAGAACTCATAAATGACACAACCGAATCATACTTGTTATATATACCTAAATTTCCAGCAACTGCACCTATTTTGTCATTATTAAAATACTTACCCATTTCTATAACACTTTCAAAATTTATTACCGTATCACTATCAGTACAAAACATCAAATCAATACCTCTTTTATATAATAAATTCTCTAACAACGTATACTTGAATCCAGTCATCATCGCACTCCTTTTACCACCGTGTTTCTGACTAATACATATAACGTCATTCTCACTTATATCAACCATATTTAATAATAATATTTCCTCTGTTATCCTTTCTTCATTTATATTTATGCATTTTAATTTCTTATCACAAAAAACTTCATTACATATGTCTACCATATATTTATCTTCTTCATCATTCCCATCTATTATTATATAAATCTTATTTAAATTTATCAAATTTAAACTCGTTTCCAATACTGAATTTAAACACATTCTATAATAATCAGGATTTTCCTTGTTACCTACTATCATCATATTCACTTTTAATATTATCCTATCATTGTAATCCACCTTTTTTTTGTTATTTAATGCTGAAAATATAAACTGTAATAACATATAACCTAATAGATAAAACCCATATACACTTATATTATAAGTCTTGTTATTTATCCAAAAAAAAACATTCCAACCATATATATATTGAAGTATAATAGGTACTACTATCAGTAATACAATAATAATTATAAAAACTATTTTTATATTCATCACATACTATTTATACAAAATTCTTTTTTAAATCAATTTATTACAATTATGTATTCAAGTTCAGTTTAAACTAAAAATATAATCTAAAATATCTCCAACATTTTCTCTGTGTGATTTAAAACTCTTGTATTTTATACCCAATTCATCCAATAATTCCATTAATTCATTTGCTATCACTTTTGATTGTTCTTCTGTATGAATTCTACCTTCTGTTTCATAAGGAAACTCTTCATTTCTTTCCAAAAAAATATATATGTTATCAAATTCATCCATTTTAGATTTTATCATATTTTCAGTTTTAATAATATCACATACATTATCTTCATGGTATCTATTATAATACAAACCTAATAATAAAGGTGAATCTAAACAAATATATTCAACCTTACCATCAACTGACTTTATCATTTTATACTGTTCAAGTGATACATTATATTGATTTGCCAAATCATCTAAACGACCTTGCCAAACAAGTTGTTTTGCATATTCTTGTACATATTCAGCTTTATAATGTCTCATCTTTAATTCTGAAAATATTAAAGCTGCCATTAAACTTTTACCAGAAGATGGTGATGCAACAAAATTTATAACTTTTGTTTTCATATTTATTTTATATAACTTTTATTTCTTTTCAATTTTTACTAAATAAAATATAATTTATTTTATTAAATAATAACAAATGTTACATCACCCAATAATAGCTAGCTTGTTATTAATTATGTTTTCCATGTCAGGATATCATAAAACGCAAACTTTACAAAAAACAATAGAAAATGTTAAAAATAAATTAAATACCACTGAAAATTTTGCTACCTTGGGTGTATATTTAGTCATTCTACTAGAAATACTTGCACCTATTATTATTATATATCATTTGGTTACGAGAAAATATAAAAATTATGCTGTTTATTCTATTTGGTCTTTAATCATATTTACAATTGTAGTAACCATAATTTATCACCCACCAGATTTCTCTAATTACTACAAATCTATTCCTTTCTGGGCAAACATATCCCTTCTAGGTGGTTTGTTATTATTAGAAAAATCATTAAAATAATTAAATTATTCCTTTACTTGCCAATAACTATAAATATTCTTTTCCAATTCATAATTTGGCCAAAAAACTCGTTTTCTAGGTTTTTGACTTTTAACCCATTCCCACATCATTTCCAAACCTCGTTCCAAAGACGTATTTTCAACATATCCTAGTATTTTTTCCGATTTATCATATGAACACCAAGCGTGTTTTACTTCGTGTCTAGGTTCCATATATATAATATCATCTTTACCTGTAACTTTTGATACTAATTTCGCAGCATCATTCAATGATATATGTTTTTTACCACCCAAATTAATCCTCTCATTTTTTGCATCATCCAACACAGCTGCATTCCATAAACATGGCAATATATCTTCTATATATGAAAATGCACGAGTTTGTTCCCCATCACCATATATTGTAAATGGTTTATCAATTGTTGCTTTATACATCCAAATTCCTAACACATTTCTATATGGATCCCATATATTCTGATACTTTCCATATATATTATGAGGCAATATCACACAATATTCCATACCGTGTTGTTCATATGCTACTTGTAAATCCATCTCACAAGCATATTTTGCTATACCATATGGATCTATTGGATTTGGTCTCATCTCTTCTGTAAATGGTGTTTCATTTACACCATATGTAGCCATACTACTTGTAAACACAAAACGTCGTATACTGTATTTTATACCCATTGTTATTAAAAATGTTGTTGGTAATACATTTGATGTATAATTATATTGTCTGATAAATGGTGATAAACCCTCTGCCGCATATGCTGCAAAATGAAATATATAATCAATTTTACACTTTTTAAATATATCTTCTACCAAAATCTGCTGTTCCATATCAGATAAATCTGCTTTCACAAATTCAAAATTCTGATCTTCTAAATGCAAATTTTCAATATATCCACCAGATAAATCATCTACTCCAAACACTTTATCGATACTTAGTCTCTCTCTATTATTTAATAAATATTCTGAAAAATTTGCACCAACTAACCCAGCAACACCAGTAATTAAAACATTCATTTTATTATTAGTTGTAAATAAATTTTAAATTAATAATATACATACCATTAAAAGAAATTAATTATTTTAATTAGTTACTTTACCTTGCAACTATAACTAATAACTATACTTTATTATTTCCCACATATATATTATCACAAATTAATGATATTTTTTTACTTGTAAATATATATATATGGAATTTATAAAACAGTTGATTAAAGAATACAAATCAACTATTTATTGGGAAGCTCTTGTAAATGTCATATTAGTTTTTCATGATGCACGTGATGCATTTTTATATGAATCAACAAATTTCAACAACGACACAACATTCATTTCCCTTCTTGTTGAAAAATTCAATATTCACGGTGGTAAATTAAAAATAACTAGTGACAATTTTAGATATCCTCGTTTCTTTGTATATAAAGAAAATTCTTGGGTAGATAAAGATATTCAAGAAAATCCCCATAATGTCGTTGATGACTATAGTATTGCTAAATATTTGGGATTTCAGTGTGTAGGACACGATTATAGTAATTATTATGCCCCACGTATAACTGTCGAATATTATTTAGAACCTAACACTCAAATTATTGTAGAAGTATGCGAGATTAATAAAATACCTAAAAATCAACTAATAAAACAATCAAATAAAACACTAAAACGTTTGAATAATGTTTTAAATAAATATGGTATGAAGGTTAATGTTTCAATAAATATAGATGACGGATTAGACATCAGAACCCAACGATTATTTGAAAATAATACAAAATATATTTTGGAAAATAAAGAAAAATACAAGGATGATCTATCAAATAATTACCTAAGTAATAATTGGACAAAAAGTCCCACTTTTAAATACTTGGAAATGACTACAACTAAATTAAATGATAATTTACTAATAATTTTAAAAATTATTTATAAATACCTTAATGAAGGTATATTTGATAAAGTTTTTAATACCTTTAGTTTAAAAGAAGCTGAAGGTAGAATTCTCGAATTTGATGAATGTATATGGAATTATATAGAAGGTGGTTATACAGGTCACGATAAATGTTTAAAAATTATAAAAAGTGGCGGTGGTTTAAAAAAACTTCGTGTAAACAAGCAAAAATTAAAAACAAAGAAAAAGTCAAAAAACAAATAATTCATAACAAAAACAACGTCTTTAAAAACAATAACTTAAATACGTCTTTAAAAACAATAACATTTTAAATACTGATTGATAAACATAGAGACAAAATATTATAGATTATCATTGATTTTATTGTATATGTAAAATTGATAAAAGATTATGGCATCAAATATATTTGTTGAACTACTTCCAACAATCCATTGGATGTTGTATTTTATATAATTATAATGTTCATTTGTATCAATGTCAATTAATAGTATTAAAACAGATAATAAGAAAAATATATTTGCAATATTCATTATGATAAATGAAAGTAAAGACAAGCCAGTAGTTGATTTCCTATCGTGATTTAAAATTATTTGTGGAATTCTTGCAAACATAAATATAAATGTTGCAACCCAACCAATCATATCTGCTATAAAATGGATTTGAATTAACAATTGAGATGATAATATAAAAACAAAACAAGTAGTTATAAAAAATAATTCCCTAAAAGTTAAAATATAAAAGTCATATGTATTTACAATGGAATTTTGGACACCAATTAATGGAATAGTTTCTTCTATGATCATTTGATCACGTGATAAACATTTTTGTCTTCTATAGTACAATATTTGAAATATCATAATAAGATCTAACACCACGTGATATATTCCTGCATATATGATAATAATATTAAGATGTTTTGCTGATGCGCTTATAATAGATAATATATCACCTAATAGTAAACAAAATAGTAATGATAAACTTATTGCTTCAGCATTTTTTATTTTATAATTATTATAAAATTGTGGAATGAATACAAATAACCATAATGTATTTGAAAGTGTCGTAAATAACCAAGCTAAATCTTGTCCATTCATTTTTAATTACTACAAAGATAACTTTAAGTTAATTTTTTATCATAATATATATACAATGAACAAAAAATTAATAATAATTTTTATATTAGTTTGTTGTATATGTATATCTATATCAGCTGGTATAGTTTATTATACAAAAATTATAGGAAATAATTTACAAATAGATGATACAGAAACAAATTAGATAATCAACACTTTGGTGAAAATAGATTGAAAATATAATAATAAAAAATCGATAATTTTTTTATTAATAATTTAAATAATGGTATTGGAAAAAGATATTAAATTTCCAAGAATATGTGGTATATTAGTTGAACCCAGACGAATGTCAAATATTCACGTTTTGATTGAGAATTTTCAAAAAGTTATGGGTGATAGGGTTTTATTTTTCTTTTGTGGTAAATCTAGTCATAATTATTACGAAAACTATTATAGACACGATAATTCTGTAAAAATAATTCGATTAGACGTTGACAATTTTACTGCAAAAACTCATAATGATTTATGGAAAACGATGGATTTTTGGGATACATTTGGGGAGTTTACTCACGTATTAACAATTCAGACAGACGGTTGTTTATGTGAAAAATCCAAATACAAGATTGAAGATTTTTTAAATTACGACTACGTAGGTGGATATACACCGAATAAATGGTGGTGGAAAGAAACAAATGGATTACATAATTACTCTGATTATCAATGTTTTAATGGAGGATTTTCATTCAGGAAAATACAATCAATGAAAGATGTAATTAAGAATTTTACACCATTACCAACAGATGATTTTAGTGAAAATCTATCATTTCGTGCATACGGTGAAGATTTGTATTTTGTTGTTGGATTATTAACTTTGAATGCGACAAAAGAAACAAATTATAAAATCGGATTGGATGAATTTGCTACAAATTTCTGTACACATACTCATTACGTGAAAAACACTTTTTGTGTACATAAATTAGATAATTATGTTAATAGATATGAATTAAACAAGTTTTTAGAATATTGTCCATTATTTAAAAATTTTTGTTAAATAACAATTAAGACGTATTTGAAGACGTATCTGAAGACGTATCTGAAGACGTATCAAAATCTTTTTGCAATGATTCTAACAATTCATTTAATTCATCCATACCTGTTTTTACATTTACATTTTCTTTTTTGCAGATTTTTTTAAGTTCTTCATTTTCCTTTTTTAATAATGTAATTTGATCGTTTTTTAATGATATTTCTTTAAAAAGACTTTTCATATTCGAATCTATAAATTCTTTAACATATTCATTATATTCATTTTGTATATCGGTTTTTAGTTCATTTTCTATTCGTTTATTAATTTCTTTTTGGACAGAAAATCGACCTTCTGCTAAATACAAATCATTTTTACATTTTTCCAACTGTTGTTTTGTATTTTTTAAATCATTTTCAGATTGAGAAAATTTATTCTTGTAATTTTCTAATGAAATTTTATACATTTCTAATTGGTATTCTAATTGTTCTTGGTAAGTAGTATCTTTTGATACTAATTTTTTAATTCTTGTCAATGTTCTTTTTACAGGACTTTGTGGTGATTCTTCTATAGGACTTTCTTTTAGACTTGTACTCATTATTATTTGATAATAAAATTATTTTTTAAATTAACTAAATGATTTTATTATTCAAGAACTTTTTATAATTTTTTATATTTTTTTTATAATTTTTTATAATTTTTTATAATTTTTTATATTTTTTTATATTTTTTTATAATTTTTTATATTTTTTTATAATTTTTTATAATTTTGTTTACACACTAGTGGTGTTTCCTCTAAATTTCATAGTTGTAGCAGTCCAAGACAATTGGTTAGTAGATGTGTATTGAACTTGACCAGAATTTGTGATACTGAATACAATACCAGAGTAATCACCAATGTAAGAACTATTAATGACCCAACTACTACCTTTTTGTACACCTTTAAGGTCAAAGTTAGTATACAAGTTTCCACCAGCAGATCTTTCGATTGTGACAGACAACATAATATGGAAAGCTCTTACCACAGCATTACTAAATGCCAAATCAGTGACATCAGCAGCAGTACTTACATTATTAGAAGCAGAGAAGGAAACTTCAGACCATATATCACCAAGAGATGGTGTAATATTCTTTGTATTTGAATACAATGAATTACCAACGTGTAAAGTTTTAGAGATAGCTGCACCTCCCAAAACAGTGAGAGACCCACCTGTACCTACACCAGCTGAATCAGTTGTATTAATAGCCAAAACAGTACCAGATGTAATACCAGTTGTAACATTAAGAGTTCCAGAACTACTTGCTGTAGCAACAATGTTGCTGATAGTTGCAAGTGGTGCGTAGAAACTAGCAGAACTGACTTGAGTAGTAGCAAAGATGCTAGCAGCAGTGACGTTGGTAACGTTAAGAGTACCGGAACTAATATCGGTAGCAACAATGTTACTAATTGTAGCAAGTGGAGCGTAGAAACTAGCAGAACTGACTTGAGTAGTAGCAAAGATGCTAGCAGCAGTTACGTTGGTAACGTTGATAGAACCAGAGCTCAAACCGGTAGCAACAATATTGCTAATTGTAGCAAGTGGTGCATAGAAACTAGCAGAGCTTACTTGAGTAGTAGCAAACACACTAGCAGCAGTGACATTGGTAACGTTAAGAGTACCGGAACTAATATCAGTAGCAACAATGTTACTAATTGTTGCAAGTGGAGCATAGAAACTAGCAGAGCTTACTTGAGTAGTAGCAAACACACTAGCAGCAGTTACATTGGTAACGTTAAGAGTACCAGAACTAATATCGGTAGCAACAATGTTACTAATTGTAGCAAGTGGTGCATAGAAACTAGCAGAGCTGACTTGAGTAGTAGCAAACACACTAGCAGCAGTTACGTTGGTAACGTTGATAGATCCAGAACTGATACCAGTAGCAACAATATTACTGATGGTTGCAAGTGGTGCATAGAAACTAGCAGAGCTGACTTGTGT